ATTGCTTATACGCCTTGTACTCCGAAGATACCTCTATAGTCAGATACGCCAAAAACGTATCTTTCTCTAGCTTTGTATCTAACGTTACCAGTATCAAAGTCCCCTTCCATTGCAGTTGTCAATGGTGTTCTTTGGAACATTTTCATACCGTTTGGTACGTCCGTAATAAGATACCAGCTGTCAGCATCAGTTAAGAAATTGTTCACTCGATATCCTTGAGGAACCATTCCCATTGAGTTGATAGCATTAATATCATTATCAGCCGTTCCAGTTCTGCCTTGAGATTTCAATAATCTTTCAGCATTAAACTGGTTGCCAGAAGGGACAATCATCTTGACCCCTTTAGCGGCTATTCTTAAACCTCGTTCATCAGTTAGCGCAGCAATGTCAATCAGTGCTTGCTCCAATGAAGTTTCGTTTAAGTCTGCTTGAGTTGTTAAAGTGTTTTTAACTTTTGTTCCACTTACAGTTGTGTGTGCAGTAGAGAACAAACCAACCGCATCCCCTGATTTGAACGTTGCCGTTTGAGGCAAGCCATTAATCAATGGTGCAGCTGCTTTAACTTCTTTCGCATTGGACATGGATCTAGCCAAAGCTTTTGTATAACGAGAAGCAAGTCTGTCGTAGAGATTATCTTCGATAGCTTCCTCTGTTATTGCAAATGCTAAAGCAATAGTTTCCATTGTATACCTTGCAGTGTAGGTTTCTTGCGCATCATCATATGATATGCCTTGACCTTCTGCTTTAACGTCGGCGTTCGCGAATCCAGATAACATGACTTCTTCTTCAAAAGCCCTGTCACTTGATTCAGTTACGTATATCTCAGCATGTTGATTATCATACCGCTTGTATTCCAGCCCAAATAGTGCATTCAGGCCTGGCTCTAGTTCTTTAACTAGCTGTGCTCGTGATATTGCCATTTCTATATGCTCCTATGTTGCCCAAGTGATACCCGCAGTACCAGTGTTTTGTAAGTATTGGTTGAGGTTGTTAACAACGACAACTGAAGCGTATGCTGCAGTAATGTCATTATTTTCAGGATCCTCAGCGTTTCTTATAATTCTCCACTGATTCGCTAACACACCTAAGTTAGCGTAGTCTAATGTATTAGTACATTGTCCAGAAATTTCACTTCCTGTTGGATCCGCTGCTGAAAAGGAGATAGTTTCTCCAAAATCAGCTTGTCCATTGGTCATTATTGCGGACACAGAGCCCACATATAATTGAAACGGATTGTCTATTACAAAACACTCTAGGTTTTCACTATTGGCTGGAGTAATTGGTTGATTGTACCAGTTAGCCCACGTCGGTTTTAAAGTTGTCGACGCGTTATAAAAGATACCATTAAACACACCAAGGCATGTAAGTTGTCTAGTGAGTGATGCTTGTTCAATATATCCTGCTACTACTCTAACAGTACATCCTTGAAAAAGATCAGAGTCACTATAAGCCGCTTGGATTACGTATTTAGATTGCCCACCAGTAGATGGGGTTGAGCCCAACGTACCAAGAGGAATTAAACCAAACCCGGCGACATTACGATTTGCCATAGTATTACTCCTAAATGTTTACAGTTTTACCTGTAAACGGTTAAAAAATTCGTTGGTAGGGAATTGGTTGTTATCCCGAGAAAATTAGCTTTTCTTTGTACCACCGAAGGTTACGCGAGATTGTCGATCAACATTGATCGGCATACTCTTATGCTGTTCCCTCATGAGATCGTGTTCTACCGCATCGTCTTGCCCTTTAGATAAACCATCTATATAGGCTGCTCGTTGCTTCGCAATCTCTTCAGATATCCTTGCCAGCAAAAGGCCACCAACTCCAATGACACCTGCGTATTTACCATCGGTAATTACGGGATATTGAGAATCTGGATATTCGTCGGCTCTCACCAATTCAAATCCTTCTCTCAAACGAGCTGAGACATTTTTAGTGTCTTGAAACCCTAAACTCTCTGCTCTTATCCATCTATGCCTAAATCCATCAGGCGCAGGCGGAGCATCTAAAGATGATGGGGGAGTCCACACTTTTGGTCTTTCAGTCTTTGACCGTGTTGAGCTCGCACGAGAAGTTGTATCTTGTTCTT